CACTTTCCCGCCCATCCGAGGAACCCCCGAAGAAACCTTGAATGTGGATGTGGGCTTAATTTATTGTTGCGGATCATTTTATATAGGGGGGTGGGCGGGCCTTCGTGGCTGGAAAAATCATTTGATCAACCCCAATTCCTTGAATTTCCGAACGGTAATTCTATCGAATAGAGATTGGCTCACTCGTTCCAGATCATCAATGGCATACTTTACGAAAAAGCGGCCTTCTACCCAACCTCCGTTAACCGTTCGGTGTCCATATTCAACAAAGGTTGCATAGGGCATGGTATTTACGATTTCCGCAATATAATTTCCACCTTGCTTATAAATCTTCGCAAGGCCCCAGGCCCCTTTCAACTGTCCTGTATCTTCTGGCGTATTATCAACAACCACTTGCAAGAACCTATTTACCGAAGCATTGATCATTTCGGTCATAATTTCATCTTTACCCTTCTGGGACAGCTTTTCAAGTCCATCAGCAATTTGAAGAAATTCTTTATGAACCGTGTTGAACATTAGCGGTTCAATTTGCCGTTGGCCCCGGTAAATCTTGGCCTTAATTCGTCCATCCGGGGCCGCTGATACGAAGATTCTTGTGACAGGGGATTTTCTCATAGCTTCACCTTTTAACCGGTTCAGGCATCGTTGCCGGGAACGGCCTGATCAACAATGTCGGCAAGGCCAAGAAGCGTGGCCCAATTCGCAAGTTCGGTATAGCTATCATCAGGGGCAGAGTAATAAACCCCGGCAACCACAGCACCTTCACCATAGTTGTTCTTGGGGTGGGTAAAAATGTTTTCCACAATGGAATCAATTTCCCCAAACACCTGAATCAGATGATCCGCCTTGGCATACTCACCAAAGGTTTTGGGGAATATGGTATTTCCATCCTGAACTACCATTGGGCCAACCTTGCTTTCCACAATTCGCTTGAACAATTTCATCTGCTCAAAATCACCGGTGAAATCTTTCAGAATAGAATAGGCCACATCATCGGTAAGGCTTTCGGCGGTTTCACGATCAAGGAAGTTCAGCGCATTGGAAACACGGGCGGCATAATCGGCGGGGTGGTTCGACTGTCCAAGCAAAGCGGGCATAATGCTTTTCTTGGCGCTCTCAACAAGGGCCTTGGCGCTCTGGTTATAAACAACACAGGTAGCGTTCAAGTCAGCAACCATTTTCCCGTTGGCTTCCTGAACAACTTCAGATAGGCCAACAGGTGTATAACGATTTCTTACTTCTTCTTTGTTGAAGCCCCCAAGTGTCTGCTTGAACTCCGCCCAAAAGATGATTTTGTTCGCCTTGTATTCATCAATTAAATCCTGAAGATTCTTTTTCAAGTTAGTGTTCATTTTTCGGTTCCTTTCTTAAATGGATTTTCTAACATTGGAAGCCCTGCTTCCAGCCGATCAAGGTTTAAGGCATTATAGGCACCATTGGCGTTCTGCTGGTAAATTCGGTTTACTTGGGCAATTTGGGAAGTTTTTGTGCTTTCATCAACCGGAATAACGGTTCGGCCAACCCGCCTTGTATCGGTGTTCCGAATGGTTTGAATGGCGGCATACCTTTTTCGGTTCATTTCCCGAACACGGGCAAGGGTATCTAAAGTTTCTTGTGTCATAACTCAATAAATGTAAAGCATTGATATTTCAGGGCTTGAAGCCCGTTTTGTTACTATCATGTTATTAGTCGAAGCTGAAGGCGGGGCCAACCAACATATCTTCCAGCCCGTAACGCATAGCGTCCATAAGGTGGTTGAAATCGTCAATGGGAACATTGATCTTGGCCCCGAACTTATCTTCTGCCCATGTGTAGTTTGAAATCTCGGTGATGAAATTCACACACCGGGGATGAACAATGATGGTGTAACCCTGAATGTACTGGATTCCGTTGTTCACGCTGTCCTTGCCCTTCCGGGCGGCTCTGATACGATGAAGGCCAGCATCCCGCAATTCGTCAATGCTCTTGGGTTCAGCACAATCAGCCTTGATCCGTTCCTTACCGTAACCCATGCCGGTGATCCGGTCACAGATTGCCCGGTTCGTCAGGGCCTTTTCATACAGTTCATCAAAAACCCAAATGGTTCTTTCCTTCTCACTCACCAGCCCACAGAACAGGGCCGTGGGATCGTTGGTATAACCGAAGTCAAGGCCGAAGGCGCTTTTCACATCAGGCTTCTTGGAAATAGCCAAATAATCAAAGGCTTCTTCCCGCCAATTATCGAAAATCAGGCCATCCACAATGCCCCAACCCCCAAGGCCAGCCACCTTGTAGCGGCGGGGGTTGTTTTCCTTCATGCTGTTGAAAACCTTCAAATCCGCCGCATCCAGCCATTCATTACACAGGTAATTGGTGGTTGTGGCGTAAATCTGCCCATCCGGGCTGATCCAGCTATCATGGAACTTGTATGTGGGGTTCCCTTGGGCATCCTTGCCGGTGATCTCCCCGAAGAAGCGTTTCCTGATCCAATGCTTTTCGTTCCACGGGTTGAATGTCAGCGTGATTTGCTTGAACAGGCCGGTTTCTTCCGGGATAGCACCACGGATGGATTCATCCAGCATATTGAAATCAGATTCATTCATAATTTCGTATGCTTCTTCAATCCAGCACCAACATACAAAACCACGCTCCACCGTAATAGATGCAATTTTCAGGGGATCATCAAGGCCCCGGAAGTAAATCTTCTGACCGGTGGGAAGGTAAGTCATTTCAAGGGGGCTTTCCTTGATTTCCCAATAGGCTGAAACCCCAAGGCGGTTGATTGCCCATTTCAGTTCGGTGAAACAGGAATCTTTCAAGGTTCTGAACACCTTGCGAACCACAAGGGTATTGGCTTCCGGGTATTGCATCATCCGAACAATGATGTTCAGGGCCGTTGTCTTGGATTTCTTGGAAGCACGGCTTCCCTTACACACCCGGTAGCGGCCTTTGAAATTCCAGAAGTCATAATAGCCACCACCAACGGTAGTTTTTAGGGAAATATTTTTAATCTGGTTCGAGGTCATTTTGAATCACCACCGGAATAGTTCAATGATTTCAGGATCAAAGTCAGGATCATCCGGGGTAAACTTGGCATTGAAGGGAACAACCACTATGCGCCGTTCCACGGCTATTGAATCTTTGCCCCCGCCAATCCGGGGAATGTTGTTGGCGCTGAATATCAGCTTTGCATAATTGTTGAAATCGAAGGGGTCTTGTCCTTTGCGTTGAACCTGAATCCGATCACCTGTGACCAGCTTTTTGAACGCAGAAGCATCTGAAATATACTCCGAACCAATATCATCACCGATGTTCGCCAGCTTGCCGACCAGTTCAGCGTTGGCGAACTTCTCTGTAAGCTGTTTCAGTTCAATAGAAGAAATGTTCTTATAGGATAATGTTGCCTGAAGCAGTTTCAACAGCGTTGATTTACCATTACGGCCTTCCCCTGATAGCATGAAGGATTGTCCACCACCAAGGTTATTGGAACGATAGAAACAGGAACCAACCATTTCTTCCAGTAAGGCCCTGACTTCAGGATCATCACAGGCCAGCCGGTTCAAGGTGTGATCCAATGCTTCAGAGTATGCGGCGGGATTGTACGGCCACGGAATCTGGTTTGTAATGACCATATCCGGGCTGAAGTCTTTGAACACTTCATCAGCAAGATCATACACCCCGTTACTGAAGGCGATTCTGGTGGGTGGCTCCGGTTGCCGTTCATCACAGATAATATTCAGGTAGTCTATAACTTCTGAACGCTGTGCCTTCTTGATTCCCGGAAGGATTTTTACCATAGCCCGGTTTATTGCTTCAATGCCAGAACGGTAAACACCATCTTGATAAGTATGAAGTTGGCCGTTGATTTTGATGATGTGACAATCATTCTTCAGGTAGGTGGCAAACTTATCATGTAAAAACTTTGTACCTTTGAAGAACGCTTGCTTTTGAAATGCATCATCCCGAAGGATCACATCAAGTTCCTTGTCGGAAAGGGGCTTCTTCAGCACATAACGGTTAATCAGCCTGATACATTCACGGGCTTCTTCCTTGGTAAAATCGTCACTCTGAAGGGTCAGAATGTAGTTGAACAGGGTTTGGTTCCGCCCATCACCTTCCCCAAGGTTCGGGA